GCTTGATACTGCTTGGCTGGTTTGGCAGCTCGGTCCGCCACTCACCATCTGCTTCGTTTTTCTCCCACCCGGTAAAACGCCAAATATCTTCTGGGTCGACACCCTCGTCTTCCATGCGCTTTGCCATCACCAGAAGATCGCTCCTGCCTGCTCCAGCCTTCGACATAACACCGACAAATGAAGCCTCGGCATCCTCAGATTGAGCACCAGCCAAAATACCAGCGCCTGCAATCGGCGCCATTTTGAGTGTAGCCGGCTGTCTAATCTTTTTAACAGCAACGCCAACGCCACTTAATCCGACCTTATTAGGGACATTTGTTACCTCATAGCCATCACCCAGAACGCTAGAGACATAATCTTTCAGCTCATCCTTTGTAAAAGCTTTTTGGTATTGTCCATCAGGCGTTATATATGACATCGGCTCAGAACCAAGCTCATGAGTCTCAGGTTTGTACCCAGCCTTAAACGCTTGTGGATTCCATGTTTGAATAACAGCTACACCATTGGGCTTTAATGCCTGGCCTATATTGGTAACTACCTCATCCCTCAGCCGCCTAACCTCACCATTAATAACAGTCTCCGGCTCAATCACGTTAATGACATTGGTGTTTATAATTCGACCGTATTTGTTTTTTGGAACGCTATTTGGGTCGGTAAATGTCGGATTGAACCCTTTTTGTGGGAACGGCTCGAACGTGTCTTTTATCCCGGTGGCCTTGGCGTTTAATCCAAGCCCGGCACCATAGTCCAGGGATCGACCCTTCGCGCCTATCTCATCTAAATACGCGGTTGCTTTTTTAGCAGTGCCAACCGTATTGGATCGCTGAGTGCCTTTTGATATATCTTTTGAAGCCTTCGCAACGTTTACTAAGGGAGAGGCTTCAACCTCTTCACCACCCAAAGCGCTTGCGCCGAGAATGCCTGCACCGCCTACTTGAGCAAGCAAGTTACTGCTATCTTTTTTGGCTGGATCGAAGGCTGCATTGATTGAGCGGATTTGGTCTGACTTCCACGGTATAACATGAACCTCGCCGCTTTCTGGAAAAGTCACTTTAACTCCATCGTATCCAGTCGCTTCGCTAAGCGCATCCCTGAATGCCATAGAGTCACCGTCAAACAAATCAGATTCTATTGTTTGAATATTTGTTCCCGCATACTTTTTAGCAATATCATCAAGCATCCAATCCTCGACACCGCCATCCCAAAAAGATTCATAGTGATCGCCTAAAGGGTTCATGTCTTCAGCATCAACCCCTCTCTTCAAAGCTTTTGAGTAATTGAGCATTGACCTTACTTGCTCGGGATTTAAATCAATAACGCCATCATTAAGATTTCGTGCTGCCGTGGCGTCCAACTCTAAAGGGTTTTCTAATCTTATAAATGATTGAATTACACCCGGCGAATCTTCACCCCCTAGCTTTGGCGTGTCGGCACCTAGTCGGCTTGTTGCGTACCCGCTTGCTGTTGATGGATTATTTGTAAAATAAAATCCACTTCCATATTGGTCATTCCCCTTGCCCGTTAATTCTGGGTTAAACCCATTATTTGCAATATCTTGAATATTCCCACTTCCATGATAGTAAACAGTATCAGTATCAAAGCCTTGGTCTTTGGCGCGCTTCAGTGCCGCAGTCATTGGGCCTGCCTCAGCCTCTTCACTACCTAACAGCCCTGGAGCAGCTAACCCCAGGCCAATGATTGTCGAAACCGGGCTGGCGCTTACTTTGATACCTTTAGACTCAAGGCTGCGCAACAAAGTCTCGTCGATGATGCCGCCAAACGGATTAAGCTCTGCTGACCGTCTTGCTTGATTGAACCCCTCTGCCGTCGATGGATCGCGGAATTGACCCTCTTCATCCATAAGTAATGACCGGCCAAAAGCGCTGTCTTTTGACATAGCAGGGTAAACATTCGTTGGCTCTAAATCCAGAAGCGTAGCGTCTGTTTCTAGTCGGCCCAACGGCTCGCCCGCAATCGCATCAGGGTAAGTTGTGTTCCCACGACCGCGAAGGTTTCCAGCATCCACATCAAACAAGCCAACATTTTTAAAGCCCAAAACGGGAGCGTTCAGCTGGTCTTGGTCCGCAATCGCAAGCCTTGCTTGGGGCAGTGAAATACCGCCGCTCTCCCTAAATCCTTTATCCATAATTTGCTGCTGGACACGCTTCCTTATCGGATCTGGCTGCAGCTGCATTTGTGTCGGGGCGTATGGGCTGTCGATGCCTACAAAATCAGGCACCAAGGCGCCTATCTCACGATTTAAGCGACGCTTTTCAGCTGAAGGCATATTTCTGGAGGCATACGACATCATTGCTCCAGCAGTCATTTCTGAAGCAAAATCACTACCGGTTGGGGTCATCCGCCAAGGTATAAATAGCGGGTCTCTGCCATATGTCTTTTTGAGCTCACGGCCTGCAGCAACCATCTTATCCACTGGCATAGAGTCTGACGCCCAAAGCTCGCGGTTACGAAACATAAAATCCTGACCGCCAGTCAAGGGTATCGGGTAGGCAAGCTCTTTATCACCGATGCCAGTTAAGAGACCAGATGCCGCGGTGCGGTCTGACATTGTTGAAAGATATGGGTAACCCTCTAAATCACTAAGGGTCAACGTGGGCGCATCAATAGGTTTGAGCTCATCAATAACCGGGCGGCCGTAAACATCACGCGGCTTTACCTTCGGTATGTCTCGAACCTCAAAACGATCATCAAACTCTTCTGGCTGAAATAGGACATCGAGAATGCCCTGCGCCCGCTTACCTAAAGCCATGTTCGTCTACCTGTTTGCGTTAAAGCACCCGATTATACCACGCCGCGAATGTTTCTCCTAAGTGGCTGACCCCACTCTTTGGCGGGTTTATAGCCCACAGCCAGGTATCTGAAAGCATCAGCGCCGTGACTGGTCCAGTCATGTAATGGGCGCCCCTTGAATGCCATGCTCTGCTCATTGTAGTCGCGCCGGTATTGACTCAAACAATCGATGCCCCGGCTGCATTTCTCTTCATCAAACCAACACCTGGGGATCAACGATCTGACTGCCTGTATGCCATCGTCAACCATTAGCTGCGGTGCGATGGTAATCGGCCTGACGCCAAGATTGCCGAGAGTCTCTAGCCTACTGTGGCCCGTACCGAGCTCCCTGACCCTTACATCGTGCGGCAGAATATGGTCACCATAAACATAACCCTTTTCATTCAGGACTTTGACGTAGTGGTCAAGGCCAACACCGCTGCACTCATAGTAATCAATTACCCTGACCTCTGGCCCGGCAAACTGAGCAAACCAGATGGCTGTCGAGTCACCTACACCCAAATCCCACGCAGTCACAACAGGCAGCGCCCGATCATACTTAACGCTTATCAGCCGATTCTCAGATCGAGCTGCGCGCATTTCTTCAGCATAGTAAGCGCCATCGACATGGACTAAGAAATCCCCCTCCCAAATATGATCGTAACTTTCTGGCCGTAGCCTCATATCGTCCTGTCTGGCCGCCTCCAGCACTTTCGGGAAAAACGGGTTATCACGCCAGTTAACCTGCACAACCTTCATATCGTCGCCTGGGTTAACCCTGAAGCGCTTATGGGTTGCACTATCTTTGTTCTCCGGGTTCCAGGTTACCCAAACTTCACTGCCAGCCTCGCGGACCGTCGGCACCAGCTTCGACCAGGCTGTCTCTGATACTGACTCGGCTTCATCAACCCAACAAAGTAGTATCCTGGCTTTTGATTTGATGCTATCAAGGTTTCTGCGCAGGCCGCTGAAAGTGTATGCAATTCGACCGTCTTTACTCCTGATAAACTTCTCGCCAATATCGTAGTAATCAGAAAGAAAATGGCAGGACCGGATTGCTGCCTTGATCTCTTCAAGCGAGCTGTCATCGAGTGAGTTTAAGTGCTCCCTGGCGCATAGTATCTGACCCTCGCGGCCCTCCATACCCCAGCAATAGCCTCTCACGGCAGTCATTAACGCAAACGACCTGGTTTTTGCCGACCCACGCCCACCGTAAGCGCAGCGATACCTGGCCTCGCCATCGAACAGATCGATTAGTTTTGGTGGTAATTGAATTGTTGCAACCTTACTCACTCGGCGCCTCAGCAGCCACCAGCTTGATCATGGTGGGCTTAAAGCTGTCATCACTACTGGTGACATCGAGTGCCGACTTATCACCCCACTTTCGAGGAGTCATGCGAGCACACTTCCACTTCCTGGAGTCAATCTGCAGCCTGCGTCGGTTAATCTCATTGGCATCAGCACCTTCTGGGATCTCATCAGCCAGGTCAACGATCTGGTCCGCATAGAAATCGCTCTGCAAGTCCCTCGCGCGCGTGTACTGCTCCGTAAACTCTACTTTGTCAGTATCATTGAGCCACTTCATTAGCGTTGATAGGGCGGGCATATGGGCATCTCGACACACTTGCCGAGCGCTCTCACCCTGGCTAATCCTTGTGCAGATTTCATTAGCGAGCTCAGTAGTAAAGATAGATGGTCTCATTGTTCACACACACAGATTTTTTCATAACACCGGCACTTAAACTCGACCTTTTCCTGCGCCAGTGTCACAACCTCTTCAAGTAGGTATTTATCCCTTTCCATAATTGCCAGAGCAAAGTCGGCAATCAAGTCCATAACAGACTCGTCTATATCTTGCTCATCAAATGGCCTG